ATGAATATCGACGTATGTGGTGTGAAATACAAAATATTTCAAGTTGAAGAAGTTGACAATGATCCAAGTTGCTTAGGTTTATGTATCTATAGAGAAAGCGTAATACAAATTAAAAAAAGTTTATCAATCGAACGTAAGAAGCAAGTTTTAGTGCATGAGATGTTACATGCAATGTTATATGAAGCTGGTTATGACGAACACGATGAAGAACAAGTGAAAAACTTATCAATAGTGTTTAACCAAGTTTTAAATCAAAACAATTTAAAAGCCACTCTAAATGAATTAGAGCAGCTTTCATCAAGTTAATGTTCTTTACGAACTCCCTTAAACGGTTTTGAATCTGATTTCATATCCATAAATCTACCAGTTTTAGAATCACGTTTAACATAACGTTTTGTTTTAGGGTTTTTAACTTGAGAACGACTTTTCACCGCACCTTTACGACGTCCATCTTTAGGTGGGTTCTTAGCCATAGGCAACACCTCCTTTCTATAAGGAGATAACCAAATTATACCAAATATAGAACAAACAAATTAAGGAGACATAACATGAACATTTTATACAAAACAACCCTCCTTATCACAATGGCAGTTGTGACGTGGAAGGTTGTAAAGATTGAGAGAAGTTTAAAACCAGAAATACTTACTAGAGTTGTAAACAAAGAAAATGAAAAAAATGCAGAATTATTTCTTTTCTAATAAATCAAGTGAGGATAACCAAATTATACACGAAAGGAGTGTTAATAAATGGAACAAACTATAACAGTCACTTTACCCGACACTCATGTTCTTATACCTAAAGTTGAATTTGAAAGATTGGTAAGTAATTCATTACCTGCGTTTTGGACTATGGAAGATCTAATCAAAGAGTCGAAGTTGAGTAGGTACAAAATAGAAAAAAGAATATTAGAAGTTCCTAGATTTAATAAATACCTCAAAGAAAATGACATTTGGTTTGAAGGTCAAGGTGGAAGTTCATCTCATTACTTCGACGCTGAATTAATGTGGAAATTTTTAAAAGATTATAAGAAAGAGATTTATAAGGGGATGAAGAAATGACAATTAAAGACAAAACAATCTTAATCGCAGGAATGGCTTTTAACGTAACGTTCTTTGCATTAATGATGATTAATATCTTCATTACTGACGCAGCAGGTTACGCCATTTTCACAGCGTTATTCACATATTTATTTTTCGACAAGATGTATTACGCAAAAAAAAAGACTGAAACTCACGGCAATGAGTAACAGTCGAGCACAAATAAAATGAATTTCATCTTTATCATATTACGGGAGGAGCAATCATGCAAGAGCCATATATCAAAGTAGGAGAGAAAGAGTTTATCGAATTTTTAGTTGCTAAAGACAGAGTAAAAAAATTGGAAGCTATGCTCGAGTACTCAAACAACCAACTAGATAACGCACTGGAGTACATCGACGACTTAGTAATGTTAAATAATGGCCAATCATCACGCTTAGCAGAATTAGAAGCAGAGCGTAGAAAACTGGAGGCGATGATAAATGTTGAACACATATAATTTAACGCAATCTTACTTAGAAGTTTTAAATAAATTAGATGAAGGTTATTCTTTCGACGATTTAAAAGATACTTTGGATAGCATCGAAGAAGAATTGAATATAAAAGTTGATAACACAATCGGCTTAAAGCGTTCGGTAGATGCTGATGTTGAAACAATAGATAAGGAAATTAAACGTCTACAAGCAATAAAAAAACAAAAAGTAAACCTTTCTGACAGATTAAAAGGTTACCTACTCGATATGTTAGATCAACGCAAACTGGATAAGTACCGTACGTCTACTAACTACATTTACAAACGTAGTAACGGACCAAGTAAAGAGGTCACAGATGAAAAATTAATACCTAAAGAATATTGGGTATCACAAGCACCAAAACTCAACACTAAAATGCTTACTGATGATTTGAAAAACGGTAAAGACGTTCCGGGTGCAAAGTTGAAACACACTGTTAGTTTGGTGGTGAAGTAGATGAATAAATCTGAAAGTATAACGGAACTCAACAAAGCATTAGCTAACTTTCACAAAGAAGTTAAACAACCTATGAAAGACGCTAATAACCCTTTTTTTAAAAGCAAGTATGTGCCACTTGAGAATGTGGTTGAGGCGATAGATGATGTAGCACCTAAATTCGGTTTGACGTATTCACAATATCCAGTAACAACTGACGACGGTAAAGTCGGAATATCTACGGTGCTATTGCATGAGAGTGGAGAGTTTATCGAATATCCACCAGCAACTACTAAGCCTGATAAAAACACACCACAAGGCGTAGGCTCAGCATTAACTTATATGCGTAGATACTCGCTAAGTGCAGTATTTGGTATCACGAGCGATCAAGATGATGACGGTAACGAGGCTAGCGGAAACGCAAAAGCTAAACAAACTAGCAATAAAAACGTACAAATGGCTAGTGCACAAACAATCGGAACACTAAAAAAAGAAGTGATTGAATTTACAAATTTAATCAAAGGGACAAAAAAAGAAGCCCCGCAATATATCGTTGAACAAAAGTTTGGCATTAACAATTACAACTTAACAGAAAATAAAGCAGTACAAATAATAAACAATATTCAAAACAACGCAAAATCAATTACTGGAGGCAATAAATAATGATAAACAGAGTAGTTTTAGTAGGCAGATTAACCAAAGACCCAGAATTCAGAACAACATCAAACGACGTGAACGTAGCAACTTTTACGCTTGCAGTAAATAGAACGTTTACTAATGCCAACGGAGAACGTGAGGCTGATTTCATCAATGTAGTTGTGTTCAGAAGACAAGCAGAGAACGTAAATAACTATTTGAGCAAAGGACAGTTAGCTGGTGTAGACGGTCGTATTCAATCACGTAGCTATGAAAACCAAGAGGGCAAACGCGTATTTGTAACTGAAGTTGTGGCTGACAGCGTTCAATTTTTAGAACCAAAAAATAACAACCAACAAAACAATCAACCTCAACAACAACGAGGACAAGCGCCGGCAGGCAATAATCCGTTTGGTAATGATAATGGTATCAATGATATAGACGATTCTACACTTCCTTTCTGATGAGGTGATCGAATGAATGAAAAATGGAGAGACGTTGTAGATTATGAAGGTATTTACGAAGTAAGTAATAAAGGTCGAGTAAGAACTCATAAACATAAAACTACTTATACAAAGAAACACGGAGTAAGACATTGGAAACAGCGTTATCTAAAAGACAAAACGCCTAATGGTAGAGATGTAAGAGTAGCACTTTGGAAAGATGGAAAACCCAAAGATTTTTTAGTTCATCGATTAGTAGCATTTACCTTTATACCGAAAACAGAAGGCAAGAATTGTATCAATCATATTGATGGTAACCCTAAGAATAATAATGTCGAAAACTTAGAATGGTGTACTCATTTAGAAAACAACAGACATGCTTTTGAAACTGGTCTTATAACCACAAATATGAAAGTGAAATTAATTAATCATCTAGGTATTGAATATGAGTTTAATAGTTTATCGAAAGCAGGTGCTTTTTTAGGACGTTCTCATGGATATGTAAGCAATAAATTAAAAAAGAATACTTCTACACTTACTGATACTAACGGCAACAAATATAAAGTCGAGAAGTTGATTTAAATGCCAATTATTAAAAATTACATTACTCAAGATGACGGTACAACCACCGTTGTCATTGAGGGTGTAGAACTAGATAACAAAACTTCACTCTTACTCGATAACGGGTTTGAAGTAGAAGCCGATGTGCAAGTCGTAGACCCTTTCAGAATTACCGACAAACAACGCCGTAAGATATTTGCACTTGTAAAGGACATAGAGGCTCATACAGCTCAACCTATGGACTACATGCGCCATATGTTCATCGAATACGTTCGGACGTACTACGGCTACGACAAGCGCATCTCATTAAGTGATTGCACACGTACACAAGCAAGCCAAATTATCGAGGTTACATTGGACTGGATATTTCATAACGATATACCACTCGCATATAAAACAAGTGACTTACTCAAACAAGACGAATCATTTTTATATTGGTCAACGGTCAATCGTAACTGCGTTATCTGTGGCAAACCACATTCAGACTTAGCACATCATTACGCAATAGGACGTGGTGCAAATCGCAAAACAATGGACCACTACGGTTACGAAGTGTTAGCACTTTGCAGAGAACATCATTCAACTCAACACCAAATGGGCGTTAAAAGTTTTGATGAATATTACCACTTAGAGAACAGCTGGATAAAAGTAGATGATCGTTTAAATAAAATGCTAAAAGGAGGTACAGCAGATTGATAGATAGATTTGATGTAGGAAAGCGTATCAGTGACCGCAGAACGCGGTTAGGAATGACACAAAAAGAATTAGCTAGTAAAACAGACACAACTAAATCGACAGTTCAAAAATGGGAATATGGCGTTCATCTACCTAAAAAAGAAAGAATACCTAAAATAGCTGAACATCTGAAATATAGCGAAGAATATTTGTTGTATGGGGAGTGAAGAAATGGAACTAAATAAAATGGTAAATGAATTTGAAGTATTAAGGTTTTTACTGCAATTACACAATACAGAAATAACTGATTTTAACCAAAAAACTATCAGCTTTGATATAGAACAAGAAATCATAAAATATCCTTTAGCTGATAGCTGGAATGATTATTTACTTTTAAACGACGAAGAAGTCAATTCTAAGTTAAAAAGTTTGATAATGTTGCATCGCCGAAATCTACAACCGGTAATTGACGAAAAGTATCAAGAAGAGCTTGAAAGAACTCAACCTTCTTTTGATAAAAGCTTTGACCCTGATCCTGAGAAAAGATACTCACAAAATTAAATAGTTTACGTATAAAAGCATCATAAGCGTAGTAATCATCATCAATTTTAATTGTTTTTAATTCTAATTCCAAAGCTTTATGTAAATATTTCAGACATTCTAAATGTACTTGATTAAAACTATTTTCAGTGAGTGTATATGCAATGTTCAATGCAGACTTAGCAATTAAAAATAAATCAGTTTCCCAAAAGAAAAGATGAGTTTTATCTAACTGCAAGTGCTGTTTTTCAGCTAAAGTTAATAATCTTTTGGAGTTACTCCAATTGTCCATTTAAACCACCTCCTATATCAAAGGATTATATCAGAAAGGAGTAAATAAATGACCGAACAACCTAGCTATTATTCAATAATTACTGCAAACGTAAGATATGATAACCGATTAACCGATAGCGAGAAGTTACTTTTTGCTGAAATCACTTCATTAAGTAACAAGTATGGTTATTGCACAGCGAGTAATGGTTACTTTGCCAAATTATATGAAGTAACGAAAGTAACAATATCAAGACGGATAGCAAACTTAAAAAACAGTGGTTACCTCAATGTTGAAATCATTCGAGAAGGTAATGAAATTAAACAAAGAAAGTTATACCCCTTAACACAAATGTTAAGACCTATTAACACAAATGATAATACCCCTATTAACAATTCTGTTAATACCCCTATTATCACAAATGTTAAAGAGAATAATACAAGTATTAATACTACAAGTATTAATAATATAAATAGAATAGATACATTGTCGGGCAACCCGACCCCTATTCCTTATAAAGAAATTATCGACTATCTTAATGAAAAAACTGAGAAAAATTATAGTCACAAATCAAAAGCTAATCAAAAATTAATTCAAGCGAGATTTAACGAAGATAATGCAAAAGAAGATTTCTTTACTGTTATAGACAACATGGTTGCTCAATGGAAAGGTAATCCCAAAATGGAAGAATACCTACGACCGAAAACATTATTTAGTGGAAATTTTGATAATTATAAAAACCAAACTAGCAAAGTTAGCCAGTCGTCAAACCAATACACAGACGCATTTAATCGTGCTGCGCAATCAACAAGCATGGATAACGTGCCGTTTTAAAGGAGTGATAACTTGAAATCGTTTAGCGATATAGCTAGATCAACTAGCTTTAAAAGTAAGGTTCTTGAGAAAGAAGAAAATTTAAAATGCGAAGATTGTGGTCGGATTTATGACTACTATAAATTTGAAAAACAAGACGGGGAAATACATGAAGTTAGGTTCGGTTGCGACTGTGAGATGAAAGAGTTTGCCAGAAAATCAACTGCAAACTATCACAAAAAGCAAAGACGTAGAAAAGCAGAAAGTATATTTAATCAATCTATTATGAATGAAGATTTAAAAAAAGCATCGTTTGATAACTATGAACCTACTAACCAACAACTAGAATACGCTAAGCAGTTATGTAAACGATACGCAGATAACTTCAACTTAGATAATAAGCAGTCGTTACTAATACAAGGGTCATTCGGTACAGGTAAATCACATTTATCTATGAGTATTGTAAAAGTGGTTAAAGCAAATGGTTACACAGTGCTTTATATGAACGTACCACAGCTTATTTCAACGATAAAAAACACTTACAGCAATCAATCAAGCATGACCGAACAGGAACTAGCAAGAATAGTAAGCGATGTCGATTTAATGGTATTTGATGACTACGGTATCAACATGAACGACTTTGCTACCAGCAAGATGTTCGAGTTAGTCGAAAGTAGAGTAGGCAAGCACAACATCTTTACTACCAACCTAGATGAAAAGGAAATGGCTAGGAATAAAGATTTACAACGAATATTTAGCAGAATAATGAGTAACACAACGCTAATCAAAATGGACGGCCAAGATTACAGAACTAGGGGGCTAAAATTTTGATTACATTGGACGACATCAAACTAAATCTTGAGTGTTCAGATGTGTATGCTCAGAAACTCATAGAATACGCACAGGGCGACCAAGACAAGTTGGAGGATATATACTTCCAGAAACTTGCAGAACGTCGTGTGAGAGAGGCTGTGGTCGAATATGGGACTTAGAGAAAATCAACCTAACGCATATAGCTTGTACGAAAGCGATGGTTGGGAAATGCTTAGGGTTCTGCCTAGAGATGACGGTACTTTCTATTTAGCTAATAAAGGTGGAATGAGTGATAAGCATTTTAAACCATCTGTAACTAAAGATGAGTTAGCAAAGATGAAACGTAAGCATAAATTATTTAGAAAAGAAGAATTACAACAACAGACAACAATAGATGAATTCTTGTTCTAGGAGTGACAACGTGAGTAAATACAATGCTAAGAAAGTTGAATATAAAGGTGTCGTGTTCGATAGCAAAGTCGAATGCGATTACTACCAATATTTAGAACGTAACTTAGGCAATGAATATGATCGTATCGAGTTGCAACCTAAGTATGAATTGCAGCCTAAATTCGACGGAAATAAACCAATTATATATGTGGCAGATTTTGCTTTATGGAAAGGTGATGCCTTACTTGAAGTTATAGATGTAAAAGGTATGCCAACGCCAGTAGCAAAGGTTAAAGCAAAGATATTTAGGTATCAAAACAGAGATATACCGCTAACTTGGATATGTAAAGCGCCTAAATACACAGGGCTTGAATGGATAACGTATGAAGAACTAATTAAGGTACGCAGGAAGCGTAAGAAGGAGAAGATGAAGAATGGTAAAAATTAAAGTTGAAAAGAACATGAATTTATTAGAATTGATTGATTGGGCTTGGAAGAATGGTGTTAAAGAAAAAGCGTTTTATAGCAATATCGACGGAGGTTCTTTGTATTTTGACATGGCACAAACAGTGTCGATAGAGCATTTAATCACTAAAGATGAAACTTTCACAGTAGAAGTTGAAGAAGAACTTACAGAAGATACAAAAATTCCAGAAATGCTTGAGATATTTCAAGATAATTATGGAAAGCAATGGTTTGGGAATTCTATTGAACAAGTAAAAGATGACCTTAGTAGAGAATTCTGGTTGAAAGACGGAGATACAATGACACTCATCTGGAAAGATGGCGAATTGGTAGGTGATGAGTAATGGCAACAGTCAAAGCTGAAGTGGTCATTAAAGGCACGATTGAATTACCAGCTTATGAAGAAACTGATGAAGAAATGGATAGAGTTGTCGAACAAGCAAAGAAATATCCTATCGACACATTAGATGATGTGGAAGTCGAAGATATAGAACTATATAAAGAGCATTGGAAGTGATCGTATGTACGATAGATATAAAAATATTCCAGATGTGTATATCGGTGGTAAAAAATATCGACTATGTGACGTATATAAGTATTTTGATGTCGGAGATGCGACAGTTCGTAAAAGATACTACAAGCAAAAATTAAGAGGTTGGGAACTTGTCTATGGTAAAGGCAAGGTTCCCGTTGAAATTGAACAAGGTAAGGGGATAGGCGAATGAGAATTAGTGAATTAAAGAGAAATGATGTAATAAGAATATTTAAATCAGAAAAATCAATATCTGGTTTAGCAATCGTTGAAAAAACTGAAGGTATTAATGAATTTAATGGAATTTACTTTTGGGCAGAAGTTGAAACAGAAGATGGTAGGACAATCTTGATAGATGATAGTTGGGATTTTGAAAAAGCAAACGAGCCATTCACACGTAAGGTGGATATGCAGGAAGAACAAGATGTAGTGAATAAACCAAAACATTACACTTACGGAGATATTGAAGTCATTGATTATATCGAGCAAGTAACTAAGAACTACAAACCAGAATTAGCATTTGCGATTGGTAACGCAATCAAATATATCAGTCGTGCTAATCATAAGAATGGTAAAGAAGATTTAGATAAAGCACGTTGGTACTTAGAACGTGCATTTGAAAAGTGGGAGGACTAACTATGGTGTATATGTACGAGCCGTTTACTCACACAGTAACCAAAACTGACTTATCTCATCTACACAACATTACAGGTATTCCACACAACACACTATGGTATCAAAGTAAGAATGGTATCTATAACGATAAGTTAAAATGTTTCTTCTCGAATACGCTACCTAGATTTAAGAAGAAACAAGAGTTTAATGAGAAAGTTGTCGTAGAAGATGAGATTTGGAAGTATAGCGAGAAGTACGATCTATACGTGAGCAACTTAGGAAGAATGAAAACGCCGAATGGTAAATATAAATTCGGTAATGGTTGTAAAGGTGTAATCACAGTAATTTACAAGAATAGTAAATATCGTGCAGCTGATATTGTGTATGAAACGTTTATAGGTGGTTTAAAGACAGGTTATCATGCCTACCCTAGAGATAGTAGATACAACAATCTTGTAGCAGATAACCTATTCCCTTCTACTATTGCTAAGTACAGATTATATCGAAGAAATACAGGACGTTCTAAACCACTTTATCTAGTGGATAGTAACAATGAGATTGTAGAGGAGTTCGCGAGTACGGTAGAGGCACAAAGTGTATTATTCGTTGACCGACGACATATTGCAAGAAGATGCAACAGTAGATGTGTAAATGATGGACTAATGTATGTGTGGGCAGACGAATATGAGGAGTTGAACGCATGATATTATCCAACACAATCAACCAACGCTATCGCTACAACACACAAGGCAAGACACCTACACAAATACAGCATGAGTTACGTGAGTTAGGTGTCAAAGGCTTTGTGGTTAAGGTAGCAGGAAGTAGAGTGACGATGAAAGTTAGTGAGAACGATATTAAAAGGAATAGGGAGTGTGTAAGGAATGGCAGAAGTTAAGTTATCGCAGGAAAGTTATGATGAACTGCTATCAGATATAAAAGCATTGAGATTACAAGCAGATACTTATTTTGAACAATGGCAAAACGCTAAAAGGAAGGCAGAGGCGTTTGATGAGATAAAGGAATATACATTAGACAAAATTGAAACGTTAACTACAAGACAAGAGTTTGCACCAAATTCTAATGAGTTTGAATACTTCGGAAATTTACTGACTGCATTTAAAGCTGTTAAATATAAAATAAGCGATTTGGAGAGTGGTAGTGATGAGTGATGAAGTGGTTATTCACGGTATGTTTAAACCATATACCGAACTACAAATGAGTATTGATAATTCTATTAAATCAGTACCAATATCCGATAAAGAGTACGAAAAACAAGTGAAGCAACATACATTTAAGGAGGAACAATAAATGAACACATTAGATCAATTAGTAGAACAAGTACAACAATGGAGTATTGATAAAAATTTACACAATGGTAATTCAGATAGACAAGCACTTAAATTCTACGAAGAAGCAGGCGAAGTCGCATCAGCATTATCTCGTGGGCAAATGGACGCATTAAAAGATGGTATAGGCGATACAGTCGTTACATTAATCATTTTGGCACAACAACATGATATGACGTTACAGGAGTGTTTACAGTATGCATATGATGAGATTAAAGGGAGAAAAGGAAAGACAATCAATGGCACATTCATCAAAGAATCAGACCTTAAAGAGTAAGGACATAGTAGCAGAGATTAAAAGAATACTTGGTAAGGAGTGAAAACGGTGTGGAAGATTATTATAAAAGAGAATTTGAAGGACTACATGAACGTGTTGGTATATCAAAAGTATATCTGGAAGAAAAGTTAAATCATGCAAAGTTCAGTAATGCTAATGAAAGTTATATCAAACAGTTAGAAGCAGAATATTATGCATTACAAACTATTTGGGTGAACATGAATGCAATTCATAGAGATAGACCTAGAATTGAGGAGTGAACGGAATGAGTGATTTCAAAATAATAACTTCAGAATTAATTAGCAAAGGCATTGATTTTGAAATAGAAGATGACACCTTGATTGTCGGTAATTGTTCAGTAATCAATTATAGCGACGTGTATTTTTTAAAATTGTCCGGAATTAATACTCAACAAGGAATGGCTGTTAAGCATCCTATAGTTATAGCAGATTTCTTATCTAGTTATTATTACTTATTAGAAGATCATAATAGTATCACTGTAAAAGATATTAATTTTAAAAGTGAGGTGCGTAGTAATGATTAAAAAGATACTAAAAATATGGTTCATCATCGCTGTATATGAACTTAGTAAATATGTAACTAACGAATTAATTGTTATGTTGCAGAGTGAAGACGATATCGATACTGCACCGAATGACTTTGCTAGTGAGTGGGATCAATACGACTTGAACAGAATTAAAGCAGAGGTGAGTGAGTAGTGTTCGAAAGAATAAAAGAACCAACAGTATTTGCTAAACAAAAAGAAAAATGGGTTGTAGTTTTAGATGAACCTGAAAACAGAAAGTTATTTGAAGAAAAGTATTCGAACAATAATGACGAATGGAAAATTTACTTTAAACCTCATGACGAGTTTTATAAAAGTTTAGAAATAGAAATGGAGAAAGCTGAACAAGAAGTACAAGCAGCAAGGGAAAAAGAAATCAAAAATCCAAATATAAATGAAGATATTAAACGTATAAACAGTAAAGAAAGTTTGGTTGATTATTTACTAAAAGAATACTATCACAGTTCCGAAATAATTATAGATGAATTCTCAACTGACGCTGAAGTATCAGAAGCAAAACTCAATGCTAATTATAATGAGTTATTAAAACTTAAAGATAAATATATTGGAGGCTAAATACATGTTACCAATTACACAATCATTTGTATTAGAAACTAAAAGTGGTAGATATTTCCAAGATATCATTAACGTTTATGCAAACAACGACAACCTAATAGAAAAAGTAATGCAGACTACAAATAATATTATAGAAGCAGAAAGATACTATAATCGTGAAGAAGCTATTAAAGAAGCAATGAAATACGATTTTAAAGTTCTGGTACTTAATACTTACGTAGAGGAGTTGTAGCGTATGTGGATAGCATTAACCATTATACTCGGCATACTTCTACTCATAGCAATAGGTAATAACACAGTTTTACGTCAAGAGTTAGATGCACACAGATATACGAATGTGTATCTGTTTACTAAGTACGTGAGGGATTGCGATATAGAAGATGTGGAGTTTGAAATACAAAGAGCAAAGAAACAGTTTAAGTAATGGAGGTAATGTAATGACATTCGGAGAAAATCTAAAAGCGATTAGAAAAAGAATGAAACTTACTCAACAAGAGATGGCAGATAGAATGGATATAAGCCAATCATATTTGTCAGATATGGAGAATAGTAGAAAGTGTCTGAATGTGAATACTGCATTACTAACTGCTAAGAGATTAGGAATATCTGTGAATGAATTAGTTAACGATGATATAGACGTAACTGAATATAATAACTAATGGAGGTAATCACTTGTACACACGAGATGAAGTAAAAGGAATGATTAATGATTATAAGTGGATGCGTAATATTATAGAGTCGCAAGTCTATGACGCAGACAGTACATCTATTGCGCAATATGGTATCGAGTCTGTAATGCCTAAAGCCAAAGGTGGTACAGGTGATAAGGTATTAGTTAAAGTACTTAATAGGAATAGAGAGTACCGACGTAATGTAAAGATACTTAATAAGATAGAGTTCATTGATAAGTATGAAGAATATATAACAGATGATAGGAACTATCACATATTACAAATGCTTAAACTAAACATGCAACACAAGACTATCAAAGACTTAATGGAAATCAATAGTGACTCTAAGTTCTATGCATGTATCAACGAGATAGTTAATGTGTACATGGATGCACAACAAGGACACTACGATAAAGAGAAGACATCGAAGAGATAGAAGACATCGAAGGTAATGTGCATTAATGATATATATAACTTTATAATATAGCTATACGAATTGAATAAATACTCGAAGGCACATCACATAGGTGGTGTGTCTTTTTGTTTGGAGTTAATGAAGATGAGTAAAGCATATGCAGACTATATAGAACAACGTACAAAGAATAAAGGTTTCTACTCTAATGCTAAGTGGCGTAAAACAAGATTAAAAGTATTAGCACGCGATCATTTTGAATGTGTCATGTGTAATGCAGAAGGTAGATTGACAATTAATCAGAAACAATCTCTAGAAGTTGACCATATCAAAGAGTTAGAAATAAGACCAGATTTAGCATATGAACTTTCTAATTTAAGAACACTGTGTAAATTCCATCACAACAAACGTCATGGAAGATTTGAACATAATCCAAACAGTCGTAAAAACAAATTCAATGATGAACAATGGTAAATCCCCCCGTCTGAATAAATCGCTTGATGAAAGGCTTCGCGGAAACCGGCGCTTGGGTCAACTCCGTGGATTTATCTTTCAAAAAGATACGTAAGGGGGCTTGACAAATTAAAAAATAAATAAATAAAAAATTAAGTAAAGGGGGAGGGGGTTGAAAAAAGATAAATATCTTAAAGACAAATTAACTTCTAACCAAATTAAGCGAATCAATGCTTCTGAAGATTACTTATTGCAGCAGATAGATGCAGATAATGACATAGAAGTAGAAAAAGTAGAACGATATATTAACTTATTAAAGTTGTTTTATGCTTTGGACATTTATATCGAACAATCTGGACCTATAACGGTAGTTAAAAATGCATCGCAAGAATATGTTAAACCTAATCCAGCTATCGCAGAAAAGAATAAAGTAAACGGATCATTACTCGCACTAGAGAAATCATTCCATTTAGAAAGAAAAGCCGAAGAAAGACGCAAGCAAGAACAAGCGAAAGGACCTGATTTAACATGAAGATACCTAAATATGTTACAGACTATATAGAAAAATACAAATCAGGCAACGTTATCTTTAATAAAGAGCGCGTTAGACTTGTTTCTTTTTTAGAAGATAATATCTTGCAACGTGACGACCTTTATTTTGACGATCAAAAAATAGAAGATTATATCAAATTTAGTGAGAAATGGTTTTTTAAACTACAAGACTTCCAAAAATTCATTTCATGTTTTGTATTCTTATATGAAAAAGATACCAAAACACCTTATTTCTCGGAATTCTTTATATCTATGGCTCGTGGTGGTGGTAAGAATGGCTATATTAGTACTTTAGCAGCGTTCTTTATGACACCATTACATGGTATTCCTAAATACAATATGTCAGTAGTAGCTAATAGTGAGAAACAAGCGCTAGTAAGCTTTAGAGAAATTTATGAAATGATAGAAAGTAACAATTTATATATTACAGGCGAGCGACCTAATAACCCTTTTTATTTAAGTAAAGTGTATGTGGAAGGAACAAGCACCAAGTCACAATTCTTATTCGATACTTCTAATGAAAAAACAAAAGATGGCGCTCGTGAAGGTTGTATTTTCTTTGATGAAGTACATGCTTATGAAAAAGATACAATTATTAACATCAAACGAAGCGGACTAGGTAAAGTTGCACATCCACGTACTTTTTATATCGGTACTGACGGATATGTAAGAGAAGGATTCTTAGATAGGTTAAAAGAAAGAGCAGATAACGTATTAAAAGGCATAAACCCTGAAGATAGATTATTCCCTTTTATCTGTAAAATTGATGATAAAGAAGAAATAGATAAACCAGATTTATGGGAGAAAGCAAATCCTATGTTCGAAAATCCAAAAAGTGAATATGGCGCTCAATTATTCAAAGAAGTTCATCAACAATATTTAGGACTTCAATTTAATCCATCTAATCGACCAGAATTTATGACTAAGCGAATGAATATGCCTGAGACAGATACACAAAGTGTTGTAGCACCTTGGGATGACATTATGGCAACTAATCGACCTATTCCACCACTTGAAAATAATGAATGTATTGGTGGACTTGACTATGCAAGTTTAAAAGACTTTGCAGCAGTCGGTTTACTGTTTAGATCGGGTGATGATTATATTTGGAAAACTCATTCATTTGCTAGAAAAGAATTTCTTGATAAATACAAATTAAAGCCACCTATTCACGAATGGGAGAAAAGAGGTTTATTAACTATTGTAGATGAACCAACAATAAATCCTAAACATATTATTGATTGGTTCATTGAAGCACAAAAGAATTATGGATTACAAAAAGTCGTAGCTGATAACTTCCGAATGGACTTACTTAGACCTCTATTTGAAGATGTAGGTATCGAATATGAAGTGATTAAAAATACACGCGCTATTCAGTCCTTACTTGCACCAAGAGTTGAAGATATGTTTGCACAACATCATCTTATCTTTGGTGATAATCCTTTAATGCGTTGGTACACGCAAAACGTTGCCGTTAAGATACGCAAAGACGGCAACAAAGAGTATGAAAAGAAAGAGCCTATAAGACGTAAAACTGACGGTTTCCAAGCACTTATACATGCATTGTATAGAGCAGATGATTTAAAAGATTCTAATTTAGAAGAAGAAATCAATCTGTTGAAAGGCTTGAGATTTTAAAGGAAGGAGGGAGTAAGCTATGGGACTATTCGATAAGGTATTTAGAAAAAACAATGAGATTTCGTGGATGTATGACTTAGAACTTTTACAAGATACAAGTTCTAAAGCCTATATTAAAAGAATGGCTTTAAATGTGGTCGTTGAGTATGTAGCAAGAACAATCTCTCAATCTGAATTTAGAGTAAAAGAAAACGATCATGTCACTAAAGATGATATGTATTATTTATTGAATGTTCGGCCTAATCCTAATCAAAACGCTACACAGTTTTGGCAGAAATTCATTTATAAACTTCTTGTTGATAATGAAGCACTAATTATTAAATCAGATGATGATTATTTGTATGTGGCAGATGATTTTGAACATGAAACAGAATTAGGGCTATTACCACATCGTTTTAATTCGGTTATGGTGAACGATTATAAATATAATCGATTCTTTTCAATGGATGATGTGATTTATTTAGAATACGCCAATGAAAAACTAGATAAATTTTCACTAGGTCTATTTGAAGATTACGGTGAAGTATTTGGACGTATGTTAAATATGCAACTTAAGAAAAATCAAATACGAGGCGTTTTAAATATAGGCTCAACACAATTAAGTACGAAAGGTATTCAAGATTATATTGATATGATTTTTAATACTTTTGAGAAAAATCAAGTTGCAGTTGTACCTTTAACTAAAGGTTTAGAGTACGAAGAACATTCAACGAATAACTCTAGTGTAAATGGCTCTGATTTCAAAGAATTAAGACAAGCGATTGAAGATATTCTTATTTATATTGCACGTATCATAGGTGTAGCGCCTTCTCTTATATTAGGAGAAAACGCAGACTTAGAAAAAGCGATTGAAGCAACAAATAAATTCTGTTTTAAACCGTTAACTAAGAAATTAGAACGTGAGTTAAATGCTAAATTGTTCTTTAAAGATGAATATTTAAAAGATAACAAACGTATTGAAATTGTCGGTATAGATAAGAAAAATCCAATTGAATTAGCAGAAGCTATTGATAAGTTACGTTCTTCTGGTACATATACTGGTAATCAGATACGCGTCATGCTTGGTGATGAGCCAGGAGATGATGAACATTTAGATGAATATGTACTGACTAAGAATTATGAATCAGTTTCACCAGTTGGAGGAGGTGAGACTAATAATGAGTAATCCAATTGTGAGAAATGTCACGCCAGTCTTTAGAAACGAAACTAAGAATAACAAGCACATCTTAACGTTGTCAGGCACTATTGCTAACTTATCTTTTCTTGACGACACTATCAGCGCTAAAGCTGTGAAAGATTCGCTTGATAATGTTAAAGAAGATATTGTTATTCGCTTAAATTCTGGCGGTGGTGATGTGTTTGAAGGGATAGAAATTTATAATTACTTAAAGTCCTTATCAAATCACATTACGATTGAAGTCACTGCATTAGCTGCAAGTGCTGCATCATTAGTTGCAATGGCAGGAGATAAGATTATCATCCGAACAGGTGCAAATATGATGGTACATGAGGCTTCTACAATGGCTTTTGGTAATAAATCAGACATTCAGAAAACATTGAACGCTTTAACTGCAATTGATACATCTATTGTTGACATTTATCACGATAGAACAGGTTTAGATCGTGATGAGATTGTTAATCTAATCACTAATGAAACATGGTTAACTGCAGATGAAGCAATCAATAAAGGTTTTGCAGATGAGAAATCATCTCGTAAATCTGTTGAGAAGCAGAAAGAAGGTGTAGAAAACTTGAAAGACTCTAAATATGTAGCAAGACTTAAGCAACAATTACAAACAATCACAGCTATGATTGATGAAGCGGAAGAAGAGCCTAAGGAACCATCAAGTGGTGATTCTTTAGAGCAACGTGTAGCAGATGTCGAAAATGATATTAAAAACATCAAATCTCGTCTTGATAAATTAGAAAAAGGCGAAGGTGGCGAAGGTGAAGAAGAAAAGAAAGAACCTACACCACCACAAAATAATAAATTTAAAAGGTTTGCATTCTAACTAGCTATTAGTAATTAACACTAATGGCTATTTTTTATGCACAAATTTAAGGAGGAATTTATATATGACTATTAAGGTCAAAGACAAATTAAAAAACTATCATGATCATAAAGCACATTTTGCAGAATTAGTACAAAATGGTGCTTCTGATGAAGAACAATCAAAAGCATTTGGTGAGATGTTCGATGCGTTATCAAATGACTTAAGAGATGAAATCTCTGCAGAAGTAAACAACCGTGTGGTTGATAATGGTATTTTAGCCAAACGCTCACAATCACCTTTAACTTCTGAAGAACGTAAATTCTTTAACGAAATCAATACTGAAGTTGGCTACAAAGAAGAAAAGTTATTACCTGAAACAGTTATTGACCGTGTGTTTGATGACTTATCAACCGAACATCCATTACTTTCTAAAATCAATATCCAAAATGCAGGCTTAGTAACTCGTATCATTAAAGCTGACGCAACAGGTCAAGCAGTTTGGGGTAAAATCTTTGGCGAAATTAAAGGCCAATTAGATGCTGCTTTCAACGAAGAAGAATTCAAACAATCTAAATTAACTTGTTTTGTAGTTGTACCTGACGATTTAACAATGTTTGGACCAAATTGGGTTGAGCGTTTTGTCCGTACTCAAATTGAAGAAGCTATTTCAGTAGCATTAGAAGCAGGATTCTTAACAGGTGAAGGTGCTGCTAAAAACCAACCAGTTGGTTTAATGAAAGATATTCAAGAAAACGGTGGCGTTGTAGATAAAGCTACTTCAGGCACATTAACTTTTGCAGACGCAGACACAACAGTTAACGAGTTAAAAGACGTATTGAAAGGTCTTTCAGTTAAAGAAAACGGTAAACCAGTAAAAATTGACGGAAAAGTTGTATTAGTTGTTAATCCGCAAGACTCTTGGGATATCCAAGCTAGATACACTTATTTAACTGCCAATGGTGGTTTTGTAACTGTATTACCTTACAACGTATCAATCGTAACTTCTGAATTTGTACCTGCTAATAAATTAGTAGCGTTTGTTTCAGATCGTTATGATGCAGTACGTGGTGGCGGTTTAACAGTTAAGAAATTCGACCAAACGTTAGCTTTAGAAGACTGTATCTTATACACTGCTAAAACGTTTGCCTATGCACAACCTGCAGATAATAACGCATCTCGTGTTTATGACTTGAAATTATCTACTTCAGTTCGAACTTCAACACCAGCTGGTGGTACTACAGACGGTACAGCTCAAGCATAGAAACGGGGTGATGTAAATGGAAAACATCACTATTTCAAATCAAACCTTAGATGAATTTAAGGAATATACAAAAATTTCCCATGATACAGAAAATGAACATTTAAAAAGAGTGTTAGCAATGTCATATCATAACTTAACTACTCGTTTTGGTGAGTTTGATATTAATAGTGATTTAAATGGTAAAAACTTAGTTTTTGCACGCGCTCGCTATGATTATGAAGACCTTTTAGAGTTTTTCAACGACAATTACCAAGATGATTTATTGCATTTTGGTTTTAATAATTTGAGAAAGCGTGATGAAAATGAAGAGTAAATTTAAAAAACCATATATCACTACAAAAAAGTTAAATACACGTGTTCATTTTTACACTTATCAAGAAAATACTGGTCCTGAAGCTGGTATAAAAAGAAAAGATAAACTCTATAGTTGTTGGGCATACGTCCCACAATGGAAAATGACAGAGCTTCAACAAGCTATTTCCAATGGTACAGAGCATGACGTTAAAATTTTTATGCGAGAAACACATGGCCAATATATTCCTAATGAAAAACATTATGTAGAAATCGAATCACCTTATGTTCATCAAGATTTAAATATTAAATTGGTACAACCTGATGTAGAGAACGAACAATTTTTAATGCTAACTGCAGGGGTGGTATCAAATGGCGAGTAAAAATTTTACAGGTATTCGAGCAGATGGTTTGAAAGAACTACAAAAAGAGCTTGAACGCCGATTCAGTCGCAAACGATTAAACGAGATTATAGATAAAGCCTTAATAAAAGCAGGGAAGATTATTCTTGAAGCAATCAAAGGTAATATACGTACCTTTAGATATACTGGTGCTGAATATGCAGAGGCTAAACTTTCGGAGCCATATTGGGATAAAGGTATACGTTCTATCCGTGTTTATTGGGAAGGACCACATCATAGATATTCTATTGTTCATTTAAATGAGAAAGGTTTTCATGCTAGAAACGGCAAATTTATTAAACCTAAAGGTTATGGTGCGATAGATAAAGCAATCCGTTCAGCTGAAAAAATATTTTATCAGACAGTGCAAGAAGAAATGGAGAAATTATTATGATTGATATTTTAAATGAGATATATAGCGTCATTAAACAAGACGAAAAGTTAATGAAGATATTAAATATCAATAATGTTAAATTTAATGATTATCCAGATGTCAAAGATATAACCAAACCTTATATTGTTATAGATGATTTTGATGATCCTATCCCAGAATTACACTATGACGGAGAACGTGCTGCTTACAGCTATATCGTACAAATTGATGTCTTTGTTAAAGCTAGTGATGACTATAATGCTCGTTTAAGAAGGAATGAAATATCACAAAGAATTAGCGATTTGCTTTGGAAAAATCTTAAAGCAGGTCAAGTTAGTAACTTAGGCAATGAATATGATAAACAGTTCGCTTTGTATCGCTCAACTAGACGATATGAGGCGATTTTTTATGAGGAGGAAAATTAAATGGTAAAATACGCTAAAACACCAAAATCATTTATTAACATTAAAGACTTAGGCTTTGCCTTATTAGATACAGATGAATTGGATGGCACAATTAAATACAGTAACGTAATCCAAACACGTGGTTTACAAGAAATTTCAGTTGAAACTGGTGGCGAAATCGTAAATGCTTATGCAGATGGTAGTATTATCGAATCAGGTAACACTGATGGTGAAGGTAAAATTTCAATGACTATGCATGCATTTCCACAAGAAATTCGTGAGTTAATTTTCAATGAAATTTATGATGAAAATGGCGTTTTTGAAGAAGTTAAAGGTAAACAAAACCGTTATGTAGCAGTTTGGTTTAAACGTGAACGTCGAGACGGTACTTACCAACATGTAGGTTTAACAAAAGTAATGTTCTCAGATCCTAACTTAGAAGGTAAAACTGCTGAAGAAGATTGGGAATTTTCATCTGAAGAATCAGAAGGTACTGCAATGCATCGTATCGCAGACGGTAAACGTAAGATTTTATTCGATAGTGCTCGTGAGGGAGCAAAAGAAGATTCATTCTTCGAAAAACTATTGAACGGTGCTTATGATAGTAAAACAGAAGTTAACACAGCTTCTGCATAAGGAGTGTTAACGCATGGCTCAATACAAAGTTTTAAAAGATGCAATTGATTTAAAAACTGATAAAGAGTATAGACAAGATGAAATTGTCGAAGAGAAAGTTAAAACAATCAATGACTTTGAAAAACGATTAAAAGCAAAAGGTTATGAATTACCTTTCTTTGAAAGAGTAGAAGAAAAATAAATTATCTTTAGGACGGTGTAATGCCGTCCTTTTATTTCGAAATAAAAAGGAGATATCAAGACATGTCAAACAAATTAAAACGTAACTATATTCGATTAGTAGAAAATCCAGAAGCAGAAGAAATTAAATTAGAAACATACTTAACACCACATTTCATTCCTTTAGACACATTATATGAATCAGTGGATATCATGGCTGAATTAGAGAAAGCAGAAAATGGAGAAGTTGAATTATCATTTAAAGAACAATTAGATAAATTAATTGATGTAGTAGTTAAAATTTATGGTAAACAATTCACTGCTAAAGATATTAGAAATCGTCTACATGCGCCTGATGCACTTGAAACATTACAAAAACAAGTACAATTCATTGCTAATGGCCAACAAGACGAGGAAACAAAAAAGTTTATTCAGAGCATCAGCTAAACAAATTTAAAAAAGAAGATTTAACTTACAATGGCATGTTGAAGAATTTGGATAAAGTCGTAAAAGATATGGTGGAAAATGGAACACCAGCAAACCAAGTTCTTGAAATGCCGTTTTATTATATACTTCAAATTTTAGATGAACGTCATCTAAATACTGTTGATACTGATGAAAAAGCCGATGCGCTATTCTCTGCATTGTAGCCTTAGTCATTGGTACTAAGGCTGTTTTTTTATACCTAAATAAGGAAGGAGGGACAGTAAGTGGCTGAATCAAGATTTAAAGGTTTATCAATCTTAATGAATATGCGTGATGTTGGTATTGAACGTACAATGAAACAGATACGAGCGCAATTCAAAACGTTAGATTCAGAAATGCGTAGATCTAATGCTAATTTCAAGCACTCAGAGAAAAACATGCAGTCTTATGCAACAAGAACGAAAGAATTAACTAAAGCGATTGATGTAACTGAAAATTCTATGAAAGATATTTCTAATCAGTTGAAGAAAATGACTTTAGAAGAACAACGTTCTAGTGTTGAAGCCGAAAAGTTACGTCAAGAATATAGTAAGCAACATAGAGCGTTACAAATGTATCAACGACAATTGAATTCAACGGAACAAGAGATGAAACAATTTGGTACAACGACTAAACAAACGATTTTCTCAATGAAAAAGATTAACGATGTTCTAGGTACAATGAAACGTCAACTTAACATTGCAAATATGGCATTTCAAAGTACAGAAAAGTCTACAAACAGTTATAAGAATTATTTAAATCAATTAAACACAGTTATTCAGAAACATCAAAATACAATTAGAGTATTAGAAGGTCGTTATCAGAAAGTAGCGAGAGAACAAGGCGTTATGAGTAAAGAAGCGTTAGAGTTAAAAGAGAAAATCTTACAAGAAAAAGCAACTTTAGGACAACTAGATAATCAATATAAGAAAACGACTATGGAAGCTAAACGATTTGCATTCGAACAAAAAACGTTAACATCTTCAATGTCTGAAATTAGACAAAAAATGTCGCAAGTATCACAATCGTTAACGATCAGTGCAAATAAATTTAAGATGAGCGGGCAAACTGCACAAGCTTATAAAGCACGCATTTCTGAATTGAACAATGGAATGAAACAACAGCAACTTATTGTTCAAAATTTATCTAGACAGTATGACTTTGCTAAAAAGCAATACGGTGCAACTAGCCAAGAAGCACAACAGCTTAATGTAAAATTATCCGAAGAACGTTTGAAATTAAAAGAGTTAAACACTCAATTAAATCAAACAACACAAGCACATAATCGTTTAGAAATGGAACAAAAGCAAGGCATTTCTTCTATGGCTCAAATTAGAGCGAAGATGTCGCAATTTAACGATACTCTATCACTATCAAGAAGTAATCTTGCGCGTGCAGGAGAAAGTGTAAAAGCCTATGGTAATCATTTAAACACACTTAAAACTAACATGTCAGAGCAACGTGTAGTTTTAAGAGAATTAATCGCACAATACAACCATGTAGCCACTGCACAAGGTCGCGACAGTCAAGAAGCTAGAGAATTATCTAGTGCTATCACTCAACAAAAAATCAAGATGAATGAACTTGAGAGCGAACTAGACCAAACAACACAAAGTTATAAACAATTAGAAACAGAACAACGGAATGCACAACGTTTAGCATCTAGTGGGTTTGGTAGAAGTATTCAAAGTGTTAATAAATATAAAGATTCAATTAGAAATGTAGGCTCTACTATGAGAAGTGTAGGATCTACTTCAATGCTTTATATGACTATGCCAGCAGTTGCAGGTATGGGGACAGCTATCAAATCTTCTATTGATTGGGAACAAGCTTTAGCAGGTGTTGCTAAAACAACTAATATGAGTGGTAGCGAATTAAATAAAATGGGCAATGAGATTACTAAAATGAGTAATACAATGCCATTTGCTGCAACTGAGATTGCAGGCGTTGCAGAAGCAGCAGGACAATTAGGTATCAAAAAGCAAGATATCACATCATTTACTAAAACAATGATGAATTTAGGTGTAGCTACAAACCTTACTGCTGACGAAGCTGCAACAGAATTTGCAAGATTTGCTAATGCTGCAAACATGCCAATCAAAGATGTAGATAGATTAGGTTCAACCGTTGTTGCTTTAGGTAACAGTACAGCCACAACTGAAAAAGAAATTGTTGAAATGGCACAACGTTTAGCTGGTGCAGGCGCACAAGCAGGTTTTAGTTCTGATGAAATTATGTCAGTCAGTGCAGCGATGTCATCAGTAGGAATCGAGGCAGAAGCCGGTGAACAATACCGCCGGACTACAAAGAGATTTGTAGCTTAAAAATGGGCAAAATCGGTAAAAACTAAAGGTAATTTGGTAATGTGTTTTTTATTATACCTATTATCCAAGTCAATACCGAGGTAAGTTAGAAATTAAAGATTTCTAACAACCGTAACGCATAGAGTGTGAAACTAATAATAGAATATAATCACTCCACGAGTGTCCATCTCCTAACATTTAGTTGAGGATGAAAATGTATGCTGAACTTATAGGAAACTATAAGAACTAAAGGATAAAAAACCTTTAGGATAACAAATGGGTACTGCCATGACACAAATTTGGAATAAGATGACAAAAGCTGTTGCCGAAGGTGGCGACACTTTAGATAGTTTTGCTAAAACTGCAGGCGTTAGTGGTAAAGAATTTGCACAAATTTGGGAGAATAACCCTAGTAAAGCGTTATCAATGTTTGTTAAAGGGTTAGGCGACACTGAAGGTGGAGCAAAAGGTGTATTAAAAGCCTTAGATGATGTAGGTATCAAAGGGATAAGGGAAGCCGATACAATTAGACGTATGGCTAACAATCATCAAGTTCTAGATAAAGCACTTAAAACAGGCTCAGAAGGTTGGAAAGAAAATAGTGCTTTGACTGATGAAGCTAACATCCGTTATGAAACAATGGGTAGTAAGTTGAAAATGTTAAAAAACACTTTCATTAACTTTGCTAGAACAATTGGTGATGCAGTTGCACCTATCGTTTCGTTCTTAGCAGATAAGTTGACTGGACTATTCGAACACTTACAAGGAACAAGTAATGCTACTAAGATAGCAATCGCAGCATTCACTTTATTAGGTGCTGCTATACCTCCGCTCATTGTCGCAACTGGTGTATTAGCACATAGCATCGTAGGTATTTCAGAAGCTATGACGTTGCTTAATGATACTAAAGGCGGAGCTAAGTTCTTTAGCCTATTTAATGGTGGTATTAAAGGTCTTTTACCTAATATCGGACAATTATTAACTAAGATACCTTTAATTGGCGGACTAATGACTGCATTAACAGGTCCAGTTGGTATCGCAGTTGCAGCTATTGCAGGTATAGGAACAGCTTTTGTAATTGCTTATAAAAAATCAGAAACATTTAGAAATATCGTCAACACAGTAGTCACGCCAATAAAAAATGCATTCATTGGTTTAGGGAATGTAATTAAACAATTCTTTAGTGCAATAGGCGCTGTTATGAATAATAATTCTGGGAAAGGTTTAAACATTCTTAAAAAGATATTACCTGATGAAGCAGCAAAACAATTTTATTCTACTCTTTTAATGGTACGTGGTGCTTACAATGATTTTGTTAACTTCATAAAAACAACATCTGCTATTATCGGTGCTTTCTTTAAAACATTTTGGAAACAAAACGGCGATTTTATTATCATGGTATTCACTACTATCAAGATTGCAGTAGGCTCAATTTTGAATTCACTATTTAATGGTGTAATTAAACCAATATTATCGGGTATAAAAGCTTTCTTTGGTATTATATTCGGTGGTATTAAACAAATTGTCATCAATGTGTTCACTAGCTTACGTGAAATAGTCCAAGGTGGACTGAATGTCATTCGTGGCGTTATTAAAATATTCAAAGGTTTGTTCACAGGAGACTTTAAGCTTTTATGGGAAGGTGTAAAACAAGTATTTAGTGGATACTTATTAATTATTTCGGGTATATTACGCTCTACACTTGGTAATATGGTAGTTATTGTTAAAACTATCGGACAATTGATCATCAGTTCTTTTAGAACAATATGGACGATAGTAAAAAATGTAACGCTTGGAATAGTTAAAGTGTTAGTAGCCACTATTAAGTTTTTATTTACTGGATTAAAAAACGTTATAGTTGCTATTCTTAATGGAATTAAAAATATTTCCATTGCAATTTGGACTGCAATTAAAAGTAGTGTATTAGTAATCATTCGAAGTCTCGTAGCTTTAGCCAAACATAATTTCTCAACTTTAAAAGGTTTCCTATCTGCATTGTGGACAAGTATTAAAAATACTGCTATTAAATTATGGACTGCCTTAAAAATTGGAGTGCTAGCCATTATTCGAACATTGGTCAGCACAGCTAGAAACATTCTTAATACATTGAAAAACTTCATCACTCGTCTATGGCAAAGTATTAAATCAATATCTATTAAAACTTGGAATGCTATTAAAAACGGTGTTATTAACGCTATTAAAGGCATGTATAATGGTGTTCGAAAAATACTAGCTAATTTAAAAGCGTTTATCACAAGAACGTGGACAGCTATCAAAAACACAACAATAAAATTAGCTAAAGGTTTAAGTAATGGCGTTAAAAATGCATTTAATAGTTTGTCTAAAGTAACGCGTAATATCTTTAATAAACTGAAAAACTTCATGAGTAGTGTTTGGCGTAATATTAAAAATACAACGGTAAGATTAGCTAAAGCACTATGGTCTGGTGTCAAAAATACATTTAACAGCTTATACAACGGCACTAAAAGAATTTTTAATAAACTTAAAAACTTTATGAGTAATATTTGGCGTAACATCAAGAATACAACAGTGCGATTAGCGAAATCTTTATGGAGTGGCGTTAAAGGTACTTGGAATAGTTTATCAAATGGAACGCGTAATATTTTTAACAAAGTTAAAAGTTTTATGTCGAACACTTGGCGTAGTATCAAGAATACAACGATTAATATGGCTAAAGGTTTATGGAATAGTGTTCGAAGAACATTCAATAATATGAATGGTGGACTTAAAAACATTATTGGAAAAATCAAAGGTCATATTACTGGAATGGTTAAAGCTGTAAAAAGCGGATTGAATAAACTTATCGATGGCGTTAACTGGGTAGCTGGAAAATTAGATATGCCTAAGTTGCCTAAAATAAAACTCTCTACTGGTACTGAAAGCACTCATACTCAAAGTTATATTACGAAAGGTAAACTTAATCGTAATACTTTAGCTACCGTTGGAGATAAAGGTCCTGGAAATGGTCCAGGTGGTTTTAGACATGAAACAGTTATACCACCAAGCGGTAAAGCTTTTATCACGCCAGCTACAGATACAACAATTCCACTTGCCAAAGGAACTCGTATTTTAAATGGCGCACAAACTCATGCTATGTTGAGTAATAATATGGTCCCTAAATTCAGTATAGGTACAGCTATTGGCAATTTATTAGGTGGAGGTAAAAAACCAAAAAAACATAAAAAAGATGACGATTTGGTGGGTGACGTAGCTCAAAAAACTAAAGACGGCGTTAAAGCTATGACTGGTAAAGTTGTAGAAGGTGGAAAAGCAGTCGTTGGTAGCGCATTGAACACTGCTAAAAAAGGCAAAGATTGGCTATCTAATAAAATTGGCGATGTACTAGATTGGATAGAAAAGCCAAAAAAATTATTAGAAAAAGTATTTGAAGGTTTCGGTATTAGCATGGCTTCATTTGGCATACCTAAAAGCGCTGAATTACCATTTAACCTTATGAAAGGTATGTTTAAAAAACTAAAAGAGGGAGCCGTTAATAAAGTTAAAGAATGGTTTGAAGAAGCTGGCGGTGGCGACGGTGGATATATCGACCTTTCAAAAGGCATTAACTTTGGATTTGCACCAACAGCGGCAGCAGCAAGAGCAGCTGGTTATCCATTCGCACGACCTCACTATGGATTAGATATCAACTACAAACATGATAAAGTTTATTCTACTATGTCAGGTACAGCTAGAACATTTAACGGTTGGAGTGGTGGTTTTGGTAGACACGTCGAAATCACTAACGGTAATTTGAAATCAATTTACGGCCATTTACACAAATTAGCGTTCAATGGTACTAAAAAAGTAAGACCGGGTACACTTTTAGGCGTATCCGGTGGCGATCCTAGAGAGGACGGACAAAATGCTGGTAGTTCAACAGGGCTTCATTTACATTATGAAATGCAACGTAATGGACGCGCGTTTGACCCTACTAAATGGCTAAAAACACATAACGGTGGTGGTAAATCTGGTGGTTCAAGAGCAGCAAGTAAATGGAAACCAGAAATTAAGAAAGCGTTAAAAGCTAATGGCTTACCAACTACACCAGCTTATGTCAACGCTTGGATAAGACAAATACAAACGGAAAGTGGCGGTAATGCAGGGGCTGTTCAAGGTAATATCGGAGATATAAACAATAGAACAGGAAATTTAGCAAGAGGTTTATTACAAGTTATTCCGCCAACGTTCGCTGCAAATAAATTACCTGGTCACGGTAATATTATGAACGGTTTAGATAATGCCATGGCAGCAATCAATTATGCCAAAAAACGTTATGGTAGAACAGGAATGTTGCGAGTTATCGGTCATGGTCATGGTTACGCCACAGGGGGCTTAATCAAAAATGCAGGTTGGTACAACATTGCAGAAGGTGGTTATCCTGAATGGATAATTCCGACTGATCCAGCTAGACGTAGCGATGCTATGAAAATGCTAGCACTTGCAGCACAAGATATAGATAAGAAAAGTAGTACAAGAGGAAATAAACGACCTAATAACTTAAAATCACCAAATAATCTTTATTCAAGCAATAATGATGAGTTGTTACTACAAATGATTGAGCAACAACAGCAACAAATTAATTTATTAATGGAAATTGCTAGAAGTAATAGAGGCATCGAAAATAAAGATACAAATGTTTATTTAGACCCTAGAGAGATAAACAAAAGAAACAATGAACAAGAGGCATTAAATATGAAAACTAAATTGATGGGAGGTAGGTAGTTTTGCCGTTTACACTGTTCAATCCGAATATGAATAAAATTTATTATCCAGTTGGCGTTGTGCCACTGGATTTTTTGTATTCAAGTATCGGTAAAGAAAGATATTTTTCAAATAGAGAAGGCAAGCCTGGAAATATAGACTACGGCTTCGATTATAAAGATAGAGAGATAACATTATCTTTCTTTTTAAAACATTTATATGGAGATCATGACGAGAAACTACTTAGAAGTGAGTTATATGGTTTACTAGATAGTTATCCTTACTTTTATGTCAGTGATGATAAATTACCAACTCGTATGCTAAAAATAGTAATTAATGATTCTTTCATGCCAGATCGTATAAACTTAAGTCCTTTTTCTAATTTAGAAGTTAAAGCTGAAATTACAGGTCATCCATTTTTTATGAGTACCTACACAACTCAAGAAATTGAACAATACGGTTATACAGCGATAGTAGAAAAGTTCGGCTTGGCAGATGGTATCAATATCGAGTTGCCTAACTACTCATTTAAGTCAGATACGTTTTCCGTTTGGAATGGTGGAAACACATGGATAGATTATCGAAATATGGACTTAAAAATTACAGTCAATAACTTAAAAACGAACGGTAATTTCCAAATTCAAAATCTTATCACAAAAGATATATTCATATATAATGAAAAAATTGATGGTAAAGATTTAGTTTTAAATGGCCCTCTCATCTATGTGGAAGATAACAATATGTTGAGAAATACCAATCGACAATTTATTAGATTAGGACCTAAAAAGAATGATTTTAAAATTCTAAATGGGATCTACGACAGTATCGATTTTGATTTTAGATACCATTTTAAATAAAAGGAGAGCGATAGAATGGGAAGATATGTTATTAATCCTTTATGGAATAGAGATAATTTAAATGCATTGAACGACAACTTTGCACAATTATTCAATGAATATTTTAAAGCGAAAGAGTTAAGAGAGTTTGCAAATGATATTTTAACAAATGCTAACAACGTACTAGAAGAAGCAAAGAAAACTAATAAAATGAACGTAGATGTACAAAATCAAATTAACGAACTAATTATTGAAGGAGAAGACACCAATTCTGAAGTTATCCAAGCAAGAGGTGGATATAAAATTTTAAATGAAAGACTAATTAACATTGAAGGTAGCGCTGGAGTTAATCCGTCTATTTATGGTTTTTCAGAAAGTTCTAGTTGGCAAACTAATAGAGATGCTTTACAAAAAGCAAATGATAACATCGCAGAAAAAGGTGGTGGCGTTATCAGTATCAATCCAGGAGCATACGAAATCAAAGGCTTTAAGTTAAGTTCGAATGTAGAACTCAATTTAAAAGATGTGGTTTTAAAACATCCTGATGGTTATGCACCAGGCATTTTATCACTAAAAGTAGATACTTTTACAGTATCAACTACTAAAGGATCAAATAAAATTACATTAGATAAAAATGCAGAAACTTATAAAGATTGTGTGTTTGTTATCGAAGGAATGGGTAACATTTCTACTAAACAAAGAACCGAATTAACATCAGATATTAATTTGACAACAAAAGAAATACCTATAGCTAACGACGACGGTCATTTTCCTAAAAATAGTGTGATGCGAATTGGGAATGAACTTATTCGATATTCTTCAATTACAAATAAAACTGTGCATGTTATAGAACGCGGTGCTTATGGAACAACTGCTGATAATTATAGTTCCGGCGAAGTGATTGGTTTATCCAAAGTTTTGTACAGTGAAGTGACGAGTGTTACTGACAATATAGTAGAACTAAAAGATGATATGCCATTATCAACCAATGACATACAATGCTATATTGGTTCCAAAAATGTCAATATTCATGGTGGAATAATAGATGGTAATAAAATAAGTGGGGGAAGTCCGTCAAGCGTCTTTGGAATTGAACTCCCTCATGCTAGATTATGCAACATAAATAATGTAACGTTTCAAAATTGTGATCATGGTGGACTTTTCTTATGCAAGGGTGCAAAGGAAAATAATATAACTAACTGTAATTTTAGAGATATAGGCGTTTATAATCTTAAAAGCGGAAATAAAGGTTCTGCTTTATGGATGTTCCAAGGATGCCAATTTAATAAAGTAATTAATCCAACTTTTACCGGAAGTGGTTGGGTAGGTATCTATATTGATGATAGAACAACGACTGCTACGATTTTTGACCACTCTAATAGTGATAACTACATTTTAAATGTAACATTAGATTTTACAAATAATCCTGCAGGTTATAACACTGGCATTGTTATTACAGGTTCTTCAAGAAATGTGGTAAGAAATGGTTATATTAAAGGTCCAGTCACAGGGTTTAAAATCGAAGGTGGCGGTCAATTTTTAAAACAATCAGAAAAAGCAGAGGATAATGAAATAGCTGGTCTTTATCTCGATACTAAGCAGCCTTGGGAAATCTCTTCAAAAGGTAACCGTATTAATAATTTAGTTTATAGCGATAAATTAACTACACAGCCTGTTACTGAAGAGACGACTTTAGCGTATGCTATTTCGCCATCCAAAGGAAAAAATGCAACATTCGGCAATATAGTGTTACCTACTGGTTCACTCAGTCAACCATCATTATCATTCGAAAAAGATAGACGCACTGGTTTTATGTATTATGCACCAAACACTTTTGCAATTGTTAGTGGTTCTGAATTTATATATACAATGTATAATACATTAACAAAAGTGAAAGACGGTTATAATATTCAACTTGGATATGATACAGGAACTAAAATTGGAACATCACCTAATCAAAAAATTGGCTTTTATGGTAAAACACCTATCGAACAGCAAAAAACTTTATCAAACACAAGTGGTTATACACTTCAACAACTTGAATATGAAGTAAATGCTATTAAAAATGTTTTAAGAAACATCGGTATTATATCAATGAATTAAGTTTAAGTAGGTGGAATTTTGCTATTTATCAGAGATTTAGAAAACAATGAATATGTTGTAGAAGCAGAGGTTAAACACGAAAGAGAAATTAATGGTGATGAGCGTTTAGATATTGAAATTGAATATACTGATGTTAACTCTCACTTTATGGATAAGCACGACGATTTAAAAATGTGGATAATTATTTTTGCAGAGAAAGAATATAGAATAATAACATCTACAATGAGCGGTAAAGGCAATAAATATACGATTAGCTGTACCGCTATTTTATATATGCTTGACTGGTTAAATTCTAATCGTAGGGAAGAAAAATTAGATGGCAATTATAGCGCAAGAGAAGCATTGAAATTAGTGTTTGATAATTCACCTTTTAATTTTTTTGTCGCTGATATTATTGGAAAAGAAAAATTTGAAGGTTTAGGCGAAGGTGCTACCCGACTAGAGTTGTTAAAAAAATTTATTGAACGTTTTGAGTTTGAAATTTCTATTCAAGACAATACTATGTACTTTCAAAAACAAATAGGGGTGGATACAAACTTTCAATATCAACATAAAGTTAATGCTACTGATATTAGCGTAGAAACAGATGCATCTGAATTATACACCTATATTGAGGGTTATGGTGATTATGAGGATGAAAGTGGCGAAGAAGGAGCAGATGATGATAGTGTCGACATCACTAAAACAGCTAAGTTAAGACCTGGAACGATGGAAAACAATCCGTATATACACCCTATTGAAAAAATCATAGGTCATCGCAGAACAGCACCAGCTATAAGAGATGGTAGGGTTAAGAAACCTGAAACCTTACTCAAGAAAATGAAAGCTGTTATTGATAATAGTCTGAACATCTCATTTACTGCTAATTTAAACGACTTAGCTTATCGAGGTTATAAATATAGACATGCCAAATTAGGTGATCGTGTTTTCTTAGTAGACGAAAGAATAGGTTTGGACATTGAGCTAAGAGTTATAAAAATTGAAACAAATTATAATCAAAATTATCAATTAACTGATATTCAAATTACTTTTGGTAATAAAAATATGGCAGATACTTATAGTTCATCCTTCAACACTGCAATTTCTACAATTAATGATGTCGTTACAGGTAAAAAACAACTTCCAGATAAAGCAATGAGTGCTAACAGCAAAGCCCTAGTAAAAAAATTAGGAAGTGTGACTTCTGAATTAACACTTAATAAAAGTGGTATACATGCCGTAAATAAAACTGATAATAAAAAAATTGTCACATTAAATAGTGTAGGCGTTATGCTTTCGACAGACGGTGGAAAAAGTAAAATACAAGCAATTACCGGTGATGGTATTAATGCAAGTGCAATAACTCATGGCGAATTAGATGCAGGCAGAGTAAAAGGTGGAAAGCTAGTATCTAATAACAACGAGTATCAACTCGATTTAATTACATCACAACAAAACTTGTTTGGCGATGCCTCAATTCGTTTTAACTCAAAAGACAATCAAATTGTGAGAAGCAATACTTTTAATAGTTTTTCAGGTGGATTAAGTATTGATACAGTAGAAAATACAGAAACTATACTTGCCTACTTTGGTACTTCAATAGGTAATAAATTAGATCGTTTAAATGATTTTACAGGTATCGGTGTTAACAGTGATACAAAAGGAATATCACTTATCGCTAATAATGTAACTATTAGCGATAATGAAGAAAATTCAATATGGCAGTTCGAAGACAATACATTATTTGGTAATAATAATGCTAGTTTAGGACGTGAAGCTAATCCTTTTACATCACTTTTAGTTAAAAGTATAGGCAGTGATACCCAACCTGTCGAAAAAATCAATCAACTAGAGTTTAAAATGATTAATAATTTTCCTACTATCTTATATGGCAACACAGGTATTCAATTTAAAGGTGATGAAGGTATTTTTGTTGTAGATGCCGAAGGTAATATGCTTAATGATACGTTATCACCTAAAGAGGAGGAATAGCTTATTAATTATACTGAACAAGCATTACTTAATAAAATGAATTATGAGATTGCTCGCAATATTGAACTTGAAGCTAAAAATATCGAACTTTCACATCAGTTAAGGGAATTACAGGAAAAATTAAATAATGATAAACAGCCATGACCAGTGAAGGTTATGGCTTTATTTATGTGAAAAAGGAGCTGGCACTATGGAAGATAAAAACCAAAGACACGACTACGAAAGCAGAATTAAACGCTTAGAGGATAATGACGAAAAAATATTCGCGTCTTTGGAAAAAATTAGAGATGGGCAACATAATCAAGATTTAGTTAATCAAAAAATGAACTTTACACTTGACGCTATCAATCGTGAGCGTGAAATTGAAACACAAAATAAAAAGGAAAATCAAAAAAATATTAAAGAATTAAAAATGTGGGTGCTTGGTTTAATTGGTGCGATAGGCACATCACTCGTTGTAGCTGTTCTGCGCATGTTCTTTGGTATTTGAGGGAGGTGAGTACCATGTTCAAATTCGTATTTGGCGCAAGTTTCTGGCCATGTTTTTGGTTTGGTAAATGTAAATAGTTATTAGGAAGGTCGGCACTTTAGTGTCGGCTTTTTAATTTATTAAGGAGTGAATTAAATGGACGCAAAAGTCATTGCAAGATATATAGTATTAATTTTAGCTTTAGTCAATCAATTTTTAGCGAATAGAGGTATCTCGCCTATCCCTGTGGATGAAGAAACAATCAGTTCCATCATTTTAACAGGTATTGCTTTATACACAACATACAAAGATAATCCTACAACTAAAGAGGGTAAATGGGCTAATCAAAAATTAAAAAAATATAAAGCAGAGAAAAAATATCGTCATGCAACAGGTCAAGCGCCTGTTAAAAACGAAGATATACAACCTACAAATTTAGATGAGTTAGGGTAGGTGATAGTATGTTAATGACAAAAGCACAAGCAGAAAAGTGGTTAGATAATTCAGAAGGACGACAATATAATCCAGATTTAGGATATGGGTTTCAGTGCTACGATTTCGCAAATGCTTTCTTTATGGCCGTTACAGGCGAAAGGTTATATGGTTTGTATGCTACAAATATCCCATTCGATAACGCAAACACAATAGCTAAATATGGTAAATCAATTAAAAACTACGATAGTTTCTTACCTCAAAAATTAGATATTGCTGTATTTCCCGGTACATATGGAGGTGGTGCCGGGCATGTTGCAATCGTAACAAGAGCCACACTTACACAGTTTGAGGTATTAGAGCAAAACTGGTTAGGACAGGGATGGACTGATGGCGTTACTAATCCGGGATGGGGGCCGGAGAAAGTCACAAGACGTTGGCACTTTTATGACGACCCTATGTATTTTATTCGATTAGATTTCCCTAAAAAAATTAGCGTTGGTACTAAAGCAAAACAAATTATTAAAAATAATCAAGCAAACAAGAAAACAAAACCTAAAAAAATCATGATTGTGGCCGGTCATGGTTATAGCGACCCGGGTGCAGTTGGTAACGGAACAAATGAACGTGATTTCATCCGTAAAAATATCACACCACAAATTGCTAAATATTTAAGACAAGCAGGGCATGAAGTTGCCTTATATGGTGGTAGCAAGCAATCACAGGATATGTATCAAGATACTGCTTACGGTGTTCGTGTAGGCAACAAAAAAGATTATGGTATGTATTGGGTTAAAAAGCAGAAGTATGACTTAATTGCAGAGTTTCATTTGGACGCAGCAGGTGCTAGTGCAAGTGGTGGTCATGTCATTATATCTAGTGCTTTTAATGCAGATACGATTGATCAATCTATTCAAGAAGTAATTAAAAATAACTTAGGTCAGATTAGAGGTATTACTAAACGTGATAATTTATTAAATGCGAATGTGTCGGCAGAAATCAATATGAATTATCGTTTAACCGAACTAGGCTTTATTACTAACACATCTGATATGAATTGGATTAAAAAGAACCATGATTTATATGCAAAATTAATCGCAGGTGCTATTCATGGCAAGCCTATCGGTGGAGTAGTTGCGAGTAGTAAAAAAGCGACACATAAAAAAGATGAAGTCGTTGCAGTGCCTAGAGGTTATAAATTAAATGATAAAGGCGTACCTTACAAAAAAGAAAAAGGTCGCTATACAGTTTCTACGATTAAAGGTAACAATGTTAGAACTGCCCACAATACTAAAGCTACAATCACAGGCGTGTTAAAAAATGGCGAAAGCATTATTTATGACGGTGCTTTTTCAGTTAACGGTTATCGTTGGATAACCTACTTAAATCATGATTTAAAACGGCGTTATATCGCAACAGGCGAAATTGATAAAAATGGTAATAGAACAAATAGTTACGGAAAATTTAGTAAGGTATAATCTAATTACACTACACTTTCACAATGTTAGGGATAAGCATAACGGTGCTTGTCCCTGTTTTTTATGTTATAATAGTAGTATGAAATAGTTGTTCCATGAAACGACTCGGTCAACGGCACGGACCGCTTAAAGTGTCTGCATCACATTAACTGAGAATTCATACGTGCGGCTGACGAGCCGGTTTGCTGTGTCCTCGAATGAGGGTAGGTTATTGTGATGTATTTACCTACTAGATGATACGCTCTCTAGTAGGCTTTTTTATGTTATAATTAAATAGAAATTGCGGTACACATCTGCGGAGTGTATCTGAGGTCAACTGTTGCGACGGTTGGCCTATTTATTTTTGTACAGTTATGTTATTTTTATTTTGCCATAGTTTACTTTTAGTTAGAAAAAGGGTATATTATTTAAGGAATGAAAGGAGGTAATATTATGGAACTAAATTTACAGCCTGATAAATCACATGTTATAGCACAAAATTTAATATCAAAATACCAAGAAATTACCGGTAACAGTATAGTAGGTGATGAAATGAAGGTACAAAAATTAATGTACTATATTCAAAAAACCTCAATTGCGTTAACCGGAGAGACTATAATCGATGAACAATTTGAAGGTTGGGTACATGGTCCAGTTTTACCGTCCTTAAGAGGTTTGTTCGACTATTTTGTGGAAGATGTTACCTCTAAAAATAAAATTGACGATACTGAAGAATTTATAATTGAAAATGCTATTTATCAATACGGTAAATATGCAACGTGGGCCCTTAGAGAAAAATCTCATAATGAATTTTCGTGGCTTAATAGTCGTAAAGGTTTAAGTTCAAATGAGCGAGGACATAATAAACTTTCAATTGAAGACATAAAAGAAGATGCAAAAAAGGTTAGGTTATACGACTTTAAATATGATATGTATCTAGATGAATTTGAAGACTTAGATGAGGAGGAATTTATTAGTGTTTACTAATTCTCCTCATGACTATATAGGTAAAATTGTTAAAATCAGATTACCTTATTATGATACAAAAAAGCAAAAATATCTTTTAAGGTTAGACCCGGTTTGATAATAGGTTGTGAGAAAAATCAATTTCCATGTGATTTTACTTATTTGCCAGTCTCGAAAATCGATGATCAAACTAAAAGACACTTCATGTACGATTTAGAAATAGGTAAAGAAAACTGTAACTTGTTAAGCCTGAATCATATTCCTTCATTTATTCGATGTCACAAAGTAGGTACTATATACTGTACTAATGTTCATAGAAATGAAATTAGTGATTTGAACGATTTAAACCCACAACTTTTTAATGAAATTAAATCTGTTTTTAAAATGTTTACGAATGATTTATTTTAA